GTTTAGAGGCTTGGCGTACTGCTCACTATACGCTAGCCACTTCCAACTGCCCTTTTGCCCGGTTAGGTTTCGCACTGCAACGGCAAGAGGGTTTTTCTTGACAGGTGAGTTTGTTTAGCCCAGACTTTAAGTGCGGAGTGTGGTTACTTCGCGACCTCTCGCTTGAGGGTTTTATTTTGTGTTGAAAAGAAGAAGGGCGGTTATTCCGCCCTTTTTTACGTTTTCCTTGCGGGTTCCCATAAACTCCTATATGATCCCACAAAGAACGGCAAAGGGTGACCCCAATGGATACTACAAAATGGAAAAGTGTGCTTGTGCCCATTGAGGTTTACAAGGAAATTAAAACCGACGCCGCAATCAATGGTCGTACAATCAGCGGTCAGTTGAGGGTAATGTTTGATGTTTATTCACAATCCCACGAGAAAAATCTTGACGTATCCCATAAAGTCGCGTATAAATAACGTAGACGTTCTCCAAAATGTTTGACACTTCTCAATTGTTAAAGCCCTCAATCTTTGTCCGGATTGGGGGCTTTTTCTTTTGGATGTAACGTTTGACCTCCGATTACTTGCCGCAAAAGTGCTTAGAGACGGCAAACTAGAGCCCCAAGCAGCCGAGATGTTGACCGATGCCGCCGACTATTTGGATTGGTTGCATGATGTTCTTTGGCTGGAAAACGAGCGCCTGCAAGACCTTTTAAAAAATAACAATTGACTTTATCCCATACAATTATTACCCTGTAATTAATCAAATAGGAGAATTATTGATGCCCAATCATGGGGACCAAAAGAAAAAGAGGAGGAGGATGCGTGAATAGCGTATCACACTGCCCAAATTGCCACCACAAATTATTAACACATGACAGCCGCCCGCACCACAAATACGGTTTTCAAACAATCCGCCGAAAAAGAAAATGCGTAAAATGCACCTACAAATCAACAACAGTAGAACTGCCCGAAGAACTGGGAAACTCAATATTCGAGGAGGATGAATGATGATTAGAGATGATAAAGATAAGCATATGTCTGTGGAAGAACTCAAAGATATATACTGTGTTTTAAATGACCCATCACTTGTATTAATAGAGGCGGTGTTGTGCAGAATACATAAGCCATACGAGGCTGCGGAATATCTAACCAAACTCGTGCAATTTAAAGCCGATACTTTATTTGAAAAATATCAGGAGGAAGAAGATGAGTGAACGTGACATGGAACGCCTGTTAGACGAAGTATTCGCCAAAGTATTCGGTGACAAGTGGTGATTAATCGGGAAGAATACCAGAGGTTGCTTGAGGAATTTGAGCGATTAAAGGCGGAAAATAAAGAACTGCGTGAATTTGTGAAAAAGTTTCAACAAAAAACAGCGAGTATGTTTGAGTAATGGAAAAGCTAGACGAAACAATAAGAAAAGTCTTAAATGAATGCCCCGAAAAAATATCAACGGCAGACTTGGCTGTTCTGATAGCAAACATCGTTCACGTATACGACTTTGAACACTTATGGCCGAAGGTAATGTTCGAAACAACAAACCTGCTTAAAGAAAATAACGCCGTGCGAGACGCCGAAGACTTTATGAAAAAGATAACTAAGAGGTAACAACATTAATGGACGATGAAAGACTTATCGATGTAGTAAAAGAAATACAAAAACTGCGTAACAAAATCTCAGATAAACAATGGGAAGAACGCGACACAAATCTCGAAGAACGCCAACTGCGGTACTTCGAAAAACTGGCAAGGCAGGGAGAAAACTATGAGCCAAAATTCTGAAACATTAACACCGTTCCAAGAAAACGAACTGAAATGGTTGCGGCAACAGGTGAACCAATTGCAGGACAATAAATACAAAACAACCAAAGATGCAAACCTCGAACGTAACCTGTGGACCGCAAGAGGAGAACTAAATGTCTTTGTCAAAAACCTCAGAAAAGCCGGGAAAAAAATATGATAATAGATATCTCAATCCAAATTGGGAAAATAAAATTCGAAGACGCCCTAGAAGCAACCAATTATGGCGATACAATTATCTACCATGTCGGAGAGTATGCAGGAGGAAAACATAAGCACGAGGCCCTCGCTGCCGCAGGAGGCGGGCTAGTGGCCCTAGTTCAGAAAAGACTGGGCAAAAACAAATTCCAGTACCTAGCCCAAAGGTCAAAGAAAAAGCTCGGGTGGTAGACATTATCCCGTAGGTATCAAACCCCGTGGTCGTGAATAACGAGGCGGGGTTTTTTGAACAAAGAACGCGGACCGCGTGACTTATTTAACGCCGTTACTGTATATAGGCTGAAAAATAAAAAAAAATAAAAAAGTGTTTTCAAGCCGTAACCCCCGTAACTTATGTAACTTGCCCTTTAACTGTATATATATAAAGGATAATTTTGGTTACATAAGTGGTTACACCGAGAGGGTACTAAAATGAAACGAAAAAGGGGTTTCTTAAACAGCGATAACGCCTAATGGGGGGGTGGGGGGTTTTTTTATAAAAAGTTTTTTCTGGCCTATATAGCAGTAACGGTTATAACGTTGGTATAAGAGTTTATCAGATAGCTGTTGAGAGAGGCCCGCATGACTGAAGAAACCACTGGCCCCAAAAGAAGAGGTCGCCCCGTTAAGAAAACGAAGTACGGCAGCATCCCTTCGCCTCTCCAAATAAAAGAGCGGGCGGTTCCAAAACATAACAAGCTTGTTGATCCCGATAGCCCCCGGCCTGACCCGCGTGGTAACAAGCGTATGGTGGTTGATAGAAAGCTAACTCGTAAGCAAGAGCTTTTTGTAAAAGAGCTTGTAAGCAACGATGGGCTGATAACGTTTAAAGAGGCCGCTATTCGTGCCGGATATCCCGAGACATCTGCTCACACTAGGGCTTATGAATTAACCAACCCGCATAAATGTCCGCACGTTGTCGCTGCGATCCGTTCTTATCGGGCAGAGTTAGACGCTAAGTTTGATATCAACTACGGTCGCCACATAAGAGACCTTCAGAAAATACGCGATCTTGCTTTGGAGAACGGCGCATATTCCGCAGCCGTCCAAGCCGAGTATCGACGAGGACAAGCGCAGGGCGATATCTACGTTAGCAAATCGGAGATACGGCACGGCAGCATCGACAGTATGAGCAAAGAGGAAGTTTTGAAAGCTTTGAGCGATTTGAAAGAGGGATATGGCGAAAGCGTTATTGATATCACCCCAACTGAGGATGACGACTGAGGCGGGGTTATATCGGCAACTAAAAACCGCTAACAAATCTCGCCGCAATTGGGCACTGACAAGGATAGAAAATTGGGTGGGTCAAGGCATCCCCGATTTATTGGCTTGTGACGAAGTTGGCGGGCTCCACTTTATTGAGCTTAAGTTTTGTAAAGCTAACGCCGTTAATTTAAGCCCGCATCAAGTTTCGTGGCTTACAAGGCACCGTAGAAGCAGCAGTTGGGTTTTGGTTAAGCAGCAGGCCCGGGCGGACGTTAAGGCCACCCTAAGCCTTTACAGCGCCTCTCAGGCTATATTGCTTGCCGAGGACGGGCTAAAAACCCCCGCTGTTGGGAAGTTTGACCACCCGTTCAATTGGGATGCCGTTTTCGGGTTGATATCTCCCATATAGTCGCATAGTCTTATGCGACGTAAACCAATTGGAGATTGTACTATGACTGATAAAAAACCTCTGGCCGATGAAATGGAGCAAGCGTAAATGTTTCTATTTAGTTTTTTGGGCCGTCTGATTTATGGCAAAGATTATGACAAATTAAGCCGCCGGGCTAACACACCCCCAAAGCGAAAACGGCGGCTATAAAACTTTTTAAAGTTTCCGCTTGCGCTATATGCGATAATATGGGATTAAGGGGCAGGGCAATCCTGCCCTTTTTACTTTTGGAGAATGTAAAAAATGTCACATAATATTGAAAACAGCAAAAATACCCTTACTGCACTAATGAGGAAAGTTCAGGACCAAGCGGCTCGCTCCGCCGATTATTTGGCCCCGACTAATGATTTGCAAAAAACCACCACGTTGGACGGTAAGCCGCAAATTGTTATTGAAGCCAACCGCGGTGAACCCACAAAGCGCTTTAATATAAACGATACCGCTTTTGGGCAGATCGCCACCCATGCCGGGATTGATACCCGGACGGCGCGACGGTTGCAGTCTAATTACCCCCAAGAATTTGATACGTTAACTAATGCGATTTGGCAAAAAGAGCCCACCCGTCGCATGGTCCGGACGCATTTAGCCGATGATCCAATGGTCTCAACAACCGATGGCACGGTGCGCGCTTTTGTTT